TGAACTTAAAATACTTATTCATAAGGTTCTACTACCGAGGATTAGACAACTTGAGGAAGAGGTTTCATCATTGAGAAAACACACTTGGCCATATGTCCAAAGTAATCGTGAGAAACATCAACTTGACGACATCGAGGTGAAGAAGGATTTTTTCAAACATCTCGATGAAGATACGATTAAGGAACTTTTACTTGAAAAGGCGAAACTTACGAGGACACCGGGATTTCACAGGAGAGAATACGATCTTACAAATAATTTTTGTTGAGGTATTATAAATGATCCCAGGTCTTGGATTACCCAAGATTCCTTTCATTTCTGACCTCTTTAAAGGAGATGATAAACCCATGAAGACTGAGTGGCTCGTTGGATACATCGTGAGTATCCTATGTTCCATGTTGGTGGCATATGGTTTGATGAAATCGCCTATCAAAACACCGCCGCTCATGATGATGGCGTGCGTCTGCTCATCTTGTTGTAGTTCCTCGACTTCGCGTGTCGTGTCAGACATTAAAAAGCGCGTTTAAAAAAAGTCGTCTGTCCTGTACATATTCACCGCGAATGAACCAGTCTTACCAGTCACGGAGACTGTTTCATTTCCGTATAACTCTTGGCATCCAATATCTTCCATACAGTCGCGACCATTGTGACTCACTGGAATGGGGTACAGGTTTTCACCTCCAGTGGTTGTATAATAGTTGTAACGATCACGGCGACCACGAACTTCCTTACCATAGAGTGGCAGGGTTTCACCGGACCCAGTGAGTATACCCATCTGTTGCATACGACCAGGTTTATATTTCTTGATAGGTGGCCCTCTGAACTCGGGTTCGCGCCGAATCTCCTGAGAACGCACGGGTCTTGGGGGTACCATCATAGTAGGAACTTTCACTGGAACCTTGACAACTCGGGGATTTTGGATGAGATACACAATGACCACGACCAATGCGACAAGGATCGTCCATAACAGTTGAGTCTTTGTCTTGTTCTTCATTTACTATAGTTAAGGAAAATCTTTCACTTAGAGACATGAAGGTGTTGGCGATTGACATTGGTTATCACAACATGGGTCTTGTGTTGGCTGAGTCAAGCGCGGGTCCAAAGATTGAGGTGGAATACATAAAGAAGGTCAGTCTTGAAGACTACAAGTACATCTACTCAAATGACTTCGTAGACATCATTCCTTTATTTGTTGAAGATCATCGAGACGTATTCGACAAAGCCGAAAAGATTTTGATAGAGAGGCAACCACCCGGGGGTTTCACAAACATCGAGATACTTCTACATTACATGTTCAAAGATAAGGTTTCTTTAATTTCACCTGTGAGCATGCATACACATTTTGGTATAAGACATCTTGACTATAACCAAAGGAAGGAAAGAACTGTCTCTATCGCTGAAAAATATACCGATGGAGACATTCCATATGAGAGAAAACACGACATCGCTGATGCGTTATGTATGATCGTGTACCACAACTTTAGAAATTGTGTGCACCATTTCGATCGGTTCAGGTTCTCTCCTCTCGTAAAACCTTGAGTGCATTCGCGACAGTCTCAAACATTTCAAAAATGTCAACTGTATTTCTCCGTTGAACCGAATCTTCAAGTTTCTTGATGTTATACTCAAACGATTTCTTTTCCTTCGAAATTTCATCCACCTTTGCTTCCAAGGCTGCAACCTTGTCATCAATAAATCTAGTGGTTTTTTCGATGGTTGTATCCAGCTTCTCGATTTCTTGGAGATAAATGTTTTTATGTCTCTCGAGAATTTCCCTTTTCACCTCAGATTCACTGCGTTCGATTTGGTTATCGAGGCGTTCAATCTTCTCCTCGAATGATTCAATGTTGGCTACATAATCAGACTGGTAGACCTCCTTAGCATTTTTTAAGCGGGCAATCTCGTTACGAAACTTAGTATCCATGACTATTTTACTTTAGCTTCATAACTTTAAGCATTTGCTGCACATCATCTGAAAATCCTTTAAAATGCCCCAAACGGTACTGGACGAATGCCCAAAGTGCGAAAAAGAGTGTCTTAGTCAACTTGTTCACTTCATTATCTTCCATCTTGTAAATTGGTCCGACTAAGCGACCCATGAATGTTTCATCTTTGTGTTTACCGGTCATGAACATCTCAGCTTGTGTGAGTGCGCATGTATCATCGTTTACTGACCAGTGATAAAATAAGAATGGAATCAGCATTGAATAAAACTCGAGATTTTTCTGATTGTTTGTGAATGGAACAATCAAGATTGCGATAAGAAAGACGACGTGCATAAGGAATATTATGTTCATCTATTATAAGATGTCAGAAGAAATTAATATGAAAGAAATGTGGAATGAACACCACGAGAATATACTACGTCAATGGGGTGAAGCCTCTGCATGTTACAGGTATATGCATCACAGATCCTTCCTCATGTACAAGAAGTTGAGTCTGCGTTTTAATTTACCCGTCATCGTTCTATCGACCATCACTGGTACTGCGAACTTTGCCCAAACAACCTTACCTGTAAGTATTCAACCTGCGGCGCCATCAATTATTGGTGGCCTGAACCTAGTGGCGGGTCTCATCGCGACGATCATGCAGTTCCTCAAGGTGAATGAATTGATGGAAAATCATAGGACATCCGCGTTAGGTCATGGAAGCCTTTCTAGGAATATCAGACTTCAATTGGCTCTGCCACGTGAAGAACGTAAAAAGGAAGGTTTGAAATTCGTTGAAGAGTGTAAAGCGACATATGACAGTCTTTTAGAGCAGTGTCCTGCCATCCCAAAAAAGATTCTACTGAATTTCGAAAAAGAGTACCCGATTGATGGTGTCTTCACGAAACCAGAGATACTGTCTGTGCGTGCCATACCTGGTCTCAAGCTACCTAAAACGGTGGAACCTATCCGAGCCATCACAAAAGACACAGTGTTCCAAAGGGTTGGTGAATATCTGTCTCCTAAAGAAGAGGAGTATGAGGAAGAAGAGGAGGAAGAGGGAGATATGGAAGAAGAGACAGACGTCGAGCAAGGTACACCAAAAGAATAAACATAATCACATTGGTAACAATACCACAGACAACGTATGGTAAAATTTTTCTTTTTAAAGGTTCTACGACACGTTTATGAAGTGCGTCATTTTCAAGCACCAAATCTATGGCCTGATTAGTAAGTTCATCGATGGATTCTTTCATTAAAATAGTTGATCAAAAAAAAGATCCCATAGTTACCACAATACACACGAAACACATCGATCTGATTCGCAAGTATATTCGTGAGGGTAAAAATGTTTTCATCTGTGGTCCATCGGGTGTTGGAAAGTCATACATTCTTAAAGAGGTACTCCACGGTCTCAGCCATGTCGAACTTCAGCCTGAACATCTCAAGAGTAAATCACTCTTTCTTCCATTCATAAGACCATCGACAAAACATGTGTATATAGAAGACTATGACCCCATATTCAAACCCATAATAGAAAAGGTCGCAGATGGTGATCGTCTTTCTCGTGGATCTCTTCTGGTGACTACGACGAGTATGTGTATGTATCCAAATTTCGAAACAATCTTAATACCGAAACACAAACCGGAAGTTTTGAGAACTTTGACAGACAGGGTTGGTATTGAAGTAGAGAATGCTGCGATACGAGCACAAGGAAACATACGAAACTTTTTTACATACTTGGAAGGATATGATGAGATGGATGATTTTGGGAGTCCAAAAGATTTTATCACCGAAGTTCTATCAGAACCTGGTTCGATAGAAATTTATGATCGTATTTCTGAACATGGACATATTTGGGATATTTTTCAGGAAAATTATCTAAACTCCGAAGGTGTTGACATTATAAGAGCTTCACGAGCCTTTTCCGAGGCTGACATGTATGATACACACATGTATTCTAATGGTGAATGGAACTTGATGCCGTATTTTGTATTACACGCTTTAACGATACCCAAAACCGCCTTGGGTCAACCGATCATAAAAGATAAGATCCGACCAGGGAGTTGTTGGACAAAATTCGGAAACTATAAAATGCGTAAACATAAATTTGATGAAATCCGGAGAAAGTCGAGGATGGGGTTGGGTATAGAGGAATTGTGTCTATTAAAGAAATACGCAGAAATTGGAGACTTGGAACCACTCGTCAACTATCAAATTACACCCCAAGATTTTGATGTCATCAATCATCTCGCCGTTGGAAATGGCTTAAAATCGAGGGACGTGACAAGAGTAAAGAAAGCATTGAAGAATGTCTACGAAAGATGAAGAGCCCGAATCCGAAGAGTGTGTTAAGGTTATCGGAAACGAGATTCTTTTCTATGCCGATGTCGATCGCGAAAACGCTCTTGACTTCGTTGAAAAATTTAAGAAGTTGGAGATTGAACTTCTTAAAAAGAAAGCTGAACTCTTTGGGTACGAACCCCTGATTAGGGTTCACATCATGAGTGAAGGTGGAGACATTTTTGCTGGTATGAACATGATGAATGTTCTTGAAACTTCACGTGTCAAGATTCATACCATCGCCCAGGGTTCCTGTTGTAGTGCAGCTACATTCATGCTTCTTGGGGGTTCTGAGAGACGAATGGGAAGGAACGCGTATGTTCTCATTCACCAAATTTCTACCGAGATGTGGGGTAATTTTCAAGAACTTAAACATGAACTGAAATCGACGGATAAGTTTATGAGAATGTTGAAGAAGATGTATCTCGAAAAGACTCAGATTCCAGATAAGATGCTCAAAAAGTTGATGAGGAAGGATATTTACCTTTCCCCAAAAGATTGTCTCAAGTATGGAATCGTTCACGCGCTTGAGTAATCCCAACTGAGCGTTTATACAACGCTAATATACATATAATTATAAGAATAACACAAAAAGTGTTCAAGTTCATTTGCACTGTTGTACTTTCTGGAGGCCTAAGTCGTTCCATTCTGCCATAGTTTATAATGGGTAATTCTGACATCTATTTAAAGTTGAGAATTTAATTATCCGCATATTGCACAATGGAACGCCTTATCAGACAAGATAAACATGGTAACGACCGCTACATTGACATCAAAGTCGAAGATTTGGGAGATGGAACTGCAGACATCGTGAAGATCTCTGGTGTTGTGGGGAATGAAAAGTTTTCTGAGTCACGAACCAATGTCAAGACTGGTTATGAAAAGGCTCTTGCTCGGGCACAAACCATGTGGAACAATGAACACATTAAGTGCAACCAAGTGTTGCCTATGCTCGCCAACAAGTGGGAAGATCGCAAGAAATACATCTCCGAGCCGTTCTACGTTCAACCCAAACTTGACGGTGTCCGCCTACTTGTCTCCAAGGATGGGGGTATCTCTAGGACTGGTAAGATTGTACCAGGCACTGAGATTCTCGGTGAGGGACTCAAAGAGGGTCAATATGTCGATGGTGAAGCCTTTGACCCCAACCTCAACTTTGAGGAACTCACGAGCACTTTCAAGACTGACCCCTTGAAGCTCAAGTTCTACGTCTTTGACTTCTTTGATCTCAAGAATTTAGGTATGACATTTGATGAACGGTGGGACCGAGTTAACGCTCTTTCCAATCCTCATTATGAATATGTTGAAACGTTTAGTGTCAAAAAGCATGCAGACATGATAGCCCATCATAAAATGTTTATGCAACAAGGATTCGAGGGTACGATGATTCGTGATCCGAACAGTGTTTATGAAGTGGGTCAGCGAAGCAACTACCTTCTCAAGTTCAAGGATTTCCAAACAGAGGAGTATCCCATCGTGGATGTTAAGGAGGGTACGGGGCGCGAAAAAGGTACCGCAATCTGGGTGTGTAGAGTGGGAGAACAGCACTTTTCTGTGAGACCTGAAGGCACCCTCGAAGTGCGCAGGAAATTCCTCGAAGAGAAGGACAAATACGTCGGGAAGCAATTGACGGTTCGTTTTCAGAATCTTACCGCCCTAGGTATACCCCGTTTCCCCGTTGGTGTAGCAGTTAGAGATTATGAGTGATTTGTAATAAATGAACCGCATTGCGATTGATATCGATGAAGTTCTTGTCCCGTTTCTCAGTCCAATGGCGAAATATCACAAGAAATCAATTTCCAAAACCAGGTACAGCTATGTCTATCGGGATATTTTTGACATCACAGAAGAAGAATCTCAAAAGATGGTTCAAGAATTTTATAGGTCCAAAGATTTCATCCAATTGACCCCCATAAGAGGGGCACAGAGAGCTATGTATAAACTCCGTAGAGGTGCAGATAAGTTGTACATCGTCACTGGTCGCCAAGACACAGTGAGGGAGGAGACTGAAGACTGGATTGATACATTCTTCCCGAATATTTTTGATGATGTCATACTCACGAATAGTTACACACCCCACGAAGTGAAAAAGTCTGATATCTGCCGTGCACTCAACATCGGTCTCATCATTGATGACAATAAGGGTATCTGTGATCAGTGTATCGAAGCGGGTACGGACGCCTTTAATTTTATAGGTGAGGAGGTGTACCCATGGTGTGAAGAGAGTGAAATCAGTATAAAAGGGTGGGACGCACTAAAGGTATAATG